GATTTTATTCCTGGTATCGGGTTCGTATCGGGATGATCCGGTAACGAGCATAGAAAAGACTTGTTCGGATTGGTCATTTTTCGCAATTACCAGGCGGCCCATTCTCTGGGGACCAAATCCGAAACCGCCGTTGTCGGATTGACTCCTGAATTTACCGACCCAGACATGGCTCGGCGGTGGTGGTGTTGTCTCGTCCCAGGCGATAGGCCATTTATATATTCCAGAATGTAACGGTTGCCCCTCGTATATTATGGGAATGTCCTGAATTGTCGTCATCTTATTTACTCCTGTTTATTTAGACTTCGGTCGCCAGTGCCGTTTCGAGATCGTTATAGGATCTGTTACCGACCAGGACGCTCCCATCCTGTACCAGTAACCAGTCAACGCCCCGCGCCTCGTGATATGTGCCGGTATTAACTAACCGCGCTTTGATCCGGTTACGTTTCCTTGACAGGGTTAACGGCAACGTCGAGGCGATTATAGGCCGGGTTACTTTCTCGATTTTCGGCCTCCGAGTCGGTAAATCCGCCGCTACTAATACCTGGTGAATTCGTTGCCTTGTGACTCCCACCGCGTCGGCGATAGTTTCGAGCGTCATCTCAGGATGATCTGTTTTTAATTCGATTATTGCCTGTCTGGTTATCCGGCGGGCCTCCCGCCGGTCGTCTCTTGTCATCATCTATACTCCTTGCCTGGTGGAAATCAACCAATTCGTTTTTGACACCTGAGATTTACAATCAGGACAAACCAGGGCAATCCATGCAAAATGATATACAGGAATTGCAGTAGCGCATATAGGACATATTATTACCTTGCCGTTTTTCCCGGCCCTAGTTCGTGATGTTACTGTTAACGTTTCGTCGGCACTATTGGTAATCTCAAGATTGCCATGTCCGAATCCGAGGCAATCACAATTATGGGAGCATCCGATTTCCCAATTTGTCGGTTCATTGCTAGTCATCATCTTTACTCCTGTTTTCTCGTTTGGTTGTTCCATGAATGAGAAAGGATTAGGAGGCAATGCCCAATTAATCCGAGGCCACGCCACCGCAACGGGTACGCTACTAATCCCTAAACTGTCTCGTCTTAAAGCTTTTGTTGCCACATATACACCGTGGCGGTATATTTGCCACCGCCGAACTTCGCCGTCGTAAGGTTCAATATCAACGCTTTCAAAGTTGGGATTGCTATTCATCATCTATGCTCCTGTTTTTATTTACTTAACCCATCATAAGGCTACCACTGTTATTTGTCAAGCAATTACACTATCAATTCTAAGATTAGTTTTTAGACCGCCACGATCTACTCGCAGGGATGGCGATCTATAAAATCAAATAACCCGGAAGGTGGGAGCACTTCCGGGTTATCATGGAGGAGAGTACCGGCGCTATGCCAAAACGCCGGTTCAATGAAAGAATAGGCTACTTAACAGCATGGTCCCCCATGTGTCCTACCAGGTCGTGACGTAGTTCCCTGATATCAGTCCTGATCTCGACGACGTCATCCCGGACCCCATCGAGTTTAGCATTGAGCGACTGGTAGCCGTTCCCCGTATATCGCCGGGATATTATCGCCCACGCGACAACGACGACCAGGACTCCAAACGGGCCGACGATCTCGGCTATGTCCCTAATTTCCATTATGGCCTCGGTAATCCGTCGGGCCATTTGGCCTTTAATTGTTCAGGTGTATCAACCCCTGTCGTAATATCAAACGTCTGGGGTATATCCCGTAAAGTCTGTTTGTCAGTCGCTATTGCCGACTTGCCCGCGGTGTCTCCCGCCTCGTCGGCCCGTTGATATAAAATATCCTTCGCCGCCAGTTCCCGATCTCTGGCGACCCTGATAGTATTCATGTGGATAATTCGAGCATTTGCCATGTTTACGTTAATCGGCATTTTCCACCCATTCCCAGGCCTCCCGGAATGTTCTATCCGTCGGAATCTCCGAGTCCTCGATTGTCTCGCAACCGGAACAATCCGATTTATCGGACCTGTTTTTAACCAGGTTAAAAGCTGTCTCCTCATCCACTCCACCACTGGCAACCGCGACGATATAGGGACGTATAACCGCGTCACTCTTCCCGGTTTCCGGGGAGGGCGGATTTACCAATTTATTAATCTCATACTCGACCCTGTCCGCGTCCCAGCCGACACCAGACCCGACCATCACCGCCAGCAATGACGGGCTGATATATTCGATGGATATCCCCCCGTCACGTCGCTTGTGAACTACACACTTCATCTACATAGCCCCCGTATATTTTACTGAGCGCCGAATCCAACCAGGTTGTTTGGCTCATCAACCAGGCTGTTGGCGGCATTACGACATGATATATTAACGTCCGCCGTCGTCCTGGCACCCGTTCGTGCTACGACGTCCGATGACGATGTAACCGCCCCAATACCCGGAACGACGGTATAATTTACGCTACTGAATGCCGTCGTATAATTTACGTCACGGTTACCGGTGCCAACATCGGTAACCGATGCGACGTTCAGGTCGTTAGTCTCTAAAGCCCCGGCCGCAGTAATAGAACACCACACCTTCGCGGCGCTTTCACCGGCGGCCTGGGATGCTATCGCCTGGGCTATTCTCTGGGCTGTAACCCCGCGTACCTGGGTATCGCTCCCCGCCTCCGCCTGTCCCTGGGTCATGGCCGTTTCCAGACCCATAACCCCCGAACTCTGGCCGACTATCGTATCGCCCGTAGTTACCGCGGAAAGATCCGCCTCGGTCCCGCCCCGTTCCTGTATAACCCGGTCGTTACTATCAACCATCGGCATGCGTTTGAGGACATTAGATCCCGTCGCTATTAGCATGTCCCCGTCAGTAGTTACCAGGGCCGGTCCCGTCTGGGCAAAATTATCTTTTATATAAGTGTTGCCCCACGCCGCCGTGGCGATATCCCCTGTCGTTATCGTTGGAACCGTAGTATATGCCATTTATTCTCCCCTGATCCTATCGGTTTCCGCCCTTAAATTATCAATCGACTCACCTGGATTCCACGACCACCCCAGGACATTGTCCCGCCTGGTTATCTCAACTTCTATATCGGCCCGGTTCGATGGCAATTCAACCCTGTACCATTCACCGCCGGAGCCGCACGAGAGGCAAACAAACCAGGGTTCCGCCTTACTGACCAGTTCCGCGCCCCCGCAACCCAGCGGGCAATCTACGAGCCACCTGCCAGCGTCGAGGCGGGCCGCTATGACTGTCGCCGAAACCGCGGCCGGGTCGAGATCCTTCCCGAACCCCTGGCGGTATATTTTATTTATGAATGTTTCAATGGATACGCCGTGAACCGCGTCATGGTCAACCGGTTTTCCCGCCGCTAGCGCGTTTCTCATACTACTAAGAAATCCGCGGTTGACTGCCATTAGTAGGCCCACCTGGTCGTCTGGCCCCATTTGCTAGTTCCCCATACCCACCAATCGGAAAATTGCTCGGCATCCGATAATAATAATGATACCGTATGTGTCCGGTCCGACCCGATCCGGTGCGAAATTGCCTCTACAAAAAAATCACGATTCAGTCCCAGGTTCGCGTTGCCGTTAGCTCGGACCGTAACCCGGTCGGACACATCACGGTTTATCATCTCGTTAAGCCCTGCCTGGTCCCTGTTGGCTATATATGTCATTTTCAAAACCGGCGTGGGATCCTTGTAGATGGATAAATTAAAATTGGCCCAGTCAAGCGCCTCCCCGGTATCCGGCACATACTTGGTTTTACTCGGCCATGTTCGCCTCCCGTAGGCGGTTTGGCTCGTTGAGTCCTCGGCCCTGATCGCCACGGGATCATCGGAGGTTATCGGCGTCCCCCTTGCCTGTAATTTCGTTATATACGCCGTCACTGACCCGTTATTGGTTAACGTGACAGCCATCGTTTCGGACCCCTTGCTAACACTGATACCGATTGAAGAGGTCAGGTTGGAGCCGCTACCGTCCGCCGCCGAGTTCGCCGTCATGTCGGTTGTTGCGGCGGTGGTTGTCCATGTCCCAACACCTCCGCCGGTTGTCGCAGATCCGGCGGTGGGATAACGCGCCGTGTAGGTCGTAGCGACCCCGGCGATAATCGGCGGAGAATTCGCCCCGGTTTCGGATAACGTCCATAAAACCGCGACCGATCCCGTGGTATAGGTCTGGACATCAGACTCAAAAATATTAAAAATATGCGGGAATACGTCATCCTGTACAACGCCGGTGTAGGGTAAACTGGCCCCCGCCGCGTCACTGTATGTCGCCTGGCTCGTTAACCTGGCTCCGCTTATCCGGTGGTGTCGGTTCTCAAATATTATTTTCCCATCCTTGGATTCCCTGATGAACCCACCCTCCGCGGATTCGATGGCCTGTAATGCCTGGACGGTATATATCCGGTCGGCCCAGTAACGGGTGATAGTCGTCAAACCCGTCCCCATTGTCCTATAACTCGAACCGGCCCCCCAACCCGCGGCATCTAGTATGTCGTCTATTACCTGGTCGGTCCGCTGGCTCGTAACCATCGGTACGGCCACCTGGTCAAGGTTCACCTGACCGAGTGGCCCCGTAGCCTCCAGGATGGCCGTAGAATCGCCCCCACGGTCGGCTACAGGAGTGATCCGGGTCAGGTATCCCCGCCAGATTGATTGATCGGTCAGGCTTGCCGATGTCGCCAGTAAACGGACCGGGCGGCCAGGAAGGATCTTCCCCGATAGCGGGGAAGATGTATTGAAAGACGAATAATCCCCGGAGCGGTTATCGAGGACCGCCCGCAACGTTCCGGCCCTGCTATTCGCTGTTAACTGGGAAGCCCGATCCCGTCCGAAACTACAGGTAATACCGCGGACCCTGGACATGTCTATCGAGTCCCCGGTATCTGTAAAATCAGCGTCATTATTCCATGACACCTGCAATTTATAGGTAGCTACAACCAAGTTACCCTCGAGCTAGGACGCCGGAGAACCCCCCGCCGAGAACCGCGTCTCTAACTACTGATGTTATTTTTTGCTCAAAATCATCCATCCCCAGGACATCCCCGGCGATGTGAATATTAATTGTCATACCCATCCCCCGACCGAGCGGGACCACCGCCTCCGGTCCTCTTTCCCCGATCATGGCAAGTGTTGGACTGTTAACGATTCCGCCTTTTGCCAGTTTTGGGATTGGGTCGATGTGTTTTAATCCGACACTAAACCCGCCCACCGATCCGCCGAATGGCAGACTTACCTCTGGTACATTAATTTTAATTGCATTGATACCACGAATGAAGGCGTTAATCCCATCGATTATCAGATTTATCGCTCCCTTGATACCGGCGGTTATACTGTCCCATATGCCCAGGATGTTAGATTTAAATCCCTCGAAAACCGCTTTAATGGCAGTGGTGATATTCTTAAACTTTTCCTTGATATTTTCCCATGCCTCAGACCAGTTGTCCTTGATGAACATGATCGCCTTAAACAGCGCCCCCGCGGGTAACAACCAGCCGAGCTTGCTATCGTAAATGTCCTTGATCTTGTTCATTACCTTGGAAAATACTTCCTTGATCTTAGTCCACGACTTATCCCAGGTCTCTTTTAATACGACAATGATCTTATCCCAGTTCTTCCAGATAATGATCGCCGCCGCAACCGCCGCCACTATCCCCAGGATAACCGCCGTGATCGGTAACATTGACAGGGACAACGCCCCGAACGCCCCCGCGACTATCCCGACGCCCCCGGCAAGTAATGGGAGCATTATCAGTATAGGCCCGAGAACCAGGGCCAATCCCCCCAGGACGCCAACGACTATAAAAAGAACCTGGGATAATTTCGGATGCTCCGCTGAGAACGCGATCAAATTCCGGGTTACTTTCTCGAATATGTCCATCACCTTAGTTAATGCCGGGAGTAACGCCTTCCCGAACTCCTGTTGTAAGTCCCCGGTTCTATTTTTTAACTGGACAAGCGGGTCCACATTTGCCTCCGCCTGGCCCCCGAACTTCGCCATTATCGCGGTTATAACCTCGGTCGAACCAGACCCCTTGTCTACCTGTATCCCGTAACGGGTTAATGCTGATGTCTCCCCGTTGATCGCCCTTGCTACCAGGGTTGACGCTGAACTGAGGTCCATCCCGCGGGCCGCGGCCAGGTCGAGAACCGCCGGTAATGCCGCCATTGATTTCTCGTAATCCCCGGAGATACCCACCAGGTTCATCAGTGCCGCCCGTTGTGCCTCGTCCCCGAAGTTCGTCTTGTTCTGCTGGGCCGCTATAACCTGCTCTATCGCTTCCCGTTGTGTATCGTAACTCGAACCGGCGTTAAGTAACGCCTGGTCTAACTGCTTGATCCCTATAGCCTCTTCCTGGGCGCTCTTAACCGCCGACGCTCCGAGGGCCGTTATTCCCCCGCCGAGCGCGGTCAGTCCGACGCCGATCTTTTTTCGGTGTTTCTCAATCTGCGACTGCATACGCCCAAAAGCCGACTGGGTCTTTTTAAACCCCTCTTCAGCGCTCTTGGGATCCGCTACTATTTTTATCTGTACTTCGTTAGCCATCTACTATTTCCTGTTCCGGTTGTCCTAGCTGTACAATTGCGACCATTTGCAAAATCCTGGCATCTTCTTCCATTAACTGGGAAGGTAAACACCCGTACCGCTGACAGAGGCCGTCTATAAGTTCCGCCTCGGTTAACTCCCAGGGCTTGCCGATGGGCTTTCCATTGCGGTCGAAAGTTGGGCCAACGTGCTTATATCGCTCGATATCTTTTCTAAAGGGTCGGGTATATCAGACACCGCCTCGGCCCAGTGGCCTACCATCAGGTTGACCAGTTCTACCGGGATCATCGTCATCCCCTCGGCGTTAGCCGGGACCGGGTTTCCATCATCATCTTCCAGGTTCCAGTCAATCAATGCGTGATCTCCGAATAACTCGGCGACTCTCAGACCGTTAGTGCTGTCCTCAGATATTGCCGCCTGTATCTCCGAGAAATACCGAAAGTTGACATTTAACTTCGCCCGTATCTCGGCCCCGTCGTAATCTGTTCCCTCGAATGTTATAACCGCGATCTTATCGGGAATTCTAAATCCCTTTTTTTTCGACGCCTTAACGCCGTTAACGGTTTTGGGAATCATTTGGTTGATCAACTCCTCCGGCACAAAGGCCATACTATGCCCACGTCGGGACGGTTCCACCGGCTAGAACTCCCGGAGCCGTCCAGGTTAATTCCCCGGTGGTTCCACGGCTCAGGCTGTAATCGGTGAAATTAGTCTCGTTCGGTAATGTCTGGCCGCTGATCGTAAGCGTTACCGTCCGGGCTACCGATGTCGAGGATACGGTTTTAAAAACTGCATGGGACATGTTCGACGCATCGTTAAAAATGCCGTTGATCGTGATCGTGAAATCCGCCAGGGTTAACAGGGTTTCACGGGCTGACTTATCAAGTCCCGTTATGTCCTGGACCTCCCGCGGTGTCGTCCAATCCAAATTGGTGATATCGTTGGATATCGTCCTTGCCGACGAGCCTGAATCATCAACTGCAATCGACATCCCTAACCCTGATTCTTTTGCCATTACTACCTCCCTAATCTATAAAGTGATTCGCCTATACCGTCTTTCCATTGTTCGGGTTCCTGGATTGTCCTGTTCTTGAGGAATATAGGATCCCGTTCTAAGTTCGATTTATGGTTTCCCGCCTGGCCCTCGAAGCACTCCTGACCCGGAGAAAAAACAAACCGGATCAACCCGCTCTCTATTTGTTCCTCGGTATATGCTAGTTTTGAACGCCGAATAAATGCCATCTCGTCACAATGACCGGCGGAGAGAACGGTCATCCACCCGTTGTAATAATTCGGACAATTCACCTCTGCACAACTGACCGTTTGAAAATGGGTCGATATCGGGCGAACTATCCGCCAGTGGTCCGCGTTTCTTATCATTTACCGTAGCCCCCGTAGACCCGGCGCTCTCCCGTCGGTAACGCTCCGGATGCTTGCATACGCTCGAGGGTTTCCGCGAAGCCGTTGTGATCGGCCATTATCGTTCTATACTCGTTCGTGATGACCGACTGAACTCTCTCGATCTCTGTAATCATTTCTCCCAGTTCCTCGACTCGTTCCAGTAACTCCTGGTCGGCCTCGTCCGAAGTGGCATTAACGCGGGCCGTATCCAGGCTAACCTCGGCGACCTGGTCTATAACAACGTCAATATCAGCCCTTAACGAGAATATCCATGACGCCATCCCCACGGCCACGATTACCAGTGGAACAATCATTC